ATGTATAAGAAAACAAAAGGCTACAGTAGCGGCGGAGCAATGAAATCCAAAGGAATGAAAGGCGGCGGAGCAATGAAATCCAAAGGAATGAAAGGCGGCGGAGCAATGAAATCCAAAGGAATGAAAGGCGGCGGAGCAATGAAATCCAAAGGAATGAGATTAGGAGGAGGGGTAAAAGGTCTTGCAAAAGGAATATTAAGAACTGCTTATAAAGCTAAAACCGCTCCTTTGCAAGTAGCATCTAAAGTAGTGGGAGCAGCAGCACCTGCAAGCAGATTGGCTAAAGGGCTAAATAGAGCAGCCAATCCTAGGATATTAAAAAAATCTGGAGGAAAGATAAAATCTAAAGGATATTCAAAGGGCGGAAAAGGTAAGACTTAAAGGTGGCTTACTTACAAAGCAATATCCCACATTTTAAATGTTGGGTTAGAAAAGAGTACACACACAATCACGAAAAATACCATGGAGAATTCCTACACGCTATGGTAGTAGCTGTAACAACGATGCCTTGTCGTTGTTTAAGTTTTCAAGTTATATTTACTGGTATAGAAGCAGAAGGTGAAGAAGAAGATAACGTACATGGTGGAGCTATGTGGGCTAGAATGCCTATAACTGCTTTAGTAGCAGACACACCTTTTTCTGAATGGCCAGAACCTATGGCAGTACATGATGCACAACCTTGGGATTGTTCATCACACCATCATGCAGTTTACGTTATAGACAGAGCTACTCCTTGTCCCTGGATGGCAAAGATAGATGGTAAATTCTATCCGGCTAAATACATGTTTACAGTAGATTACTCAGAAAATGAAATAGCCGATGATCCAGCTCAACACAAACAAAGTCATGTATTAGAATTGTTAGATGCAGGTGAATGGACAGGAAACATAGTGGCGTTACCTAATAACAGAGTTAGGGTTACACACCCGGCTTGGTTTGAAACAGGAACAGGAGCACCAGACTTTAAACCGTCTGCCCATATACACTATTCTAAATCTGATTTAGACTATACATTGGATGTAAACAAGATTTTTGATAATCTATATGCGGAGGACGAATAATGGCTGAATTATCAATTGCACAAAAAAGAAAACTCGTTAAAGAGTTAAAAGGAGCTTCAAGGCTTCATCTAAAACAAGCAAAACAAATAGAAAGATCTCTTAAAAAGAAAAAATAATGGCAACATCAAACAGTACAGATTTTGAACCAAATGTAGCTGAGTTTGTGGAAGAAGCATTTGAAAGATGTGGTCTTGAACTTAGAACTGGTTACGATCTAAAGACAGCCAAACGTTCTATTAATTTAATGTTAGCAGAATGGGCTAACCGGGGATTAAACCAATGGACTGTAGATCAAGCAACTCAGACTGTTACTGAAGGACAAACAGATTACACGTTAACTTCTAATGTTATTGACATACTAGATTGCTCTGTAAGAAGAAACACTAATAACAGTGACTTAGATTTACAAATGTCTAGAATTAGTAGAAGTGAGTATTTAAACATACCAACTAAATCAACTAAATCTAGGCCGTCTCAGTTTTTCTTTAATAAATTAGTTACACCTGTTTTAAAAATATGGCCAGCTCCAGAGAACAGCACAGACATATTGGTCTTTAACAAACTTGTAAGAATGGACGATGCTGATAAGGCAACCAATACTGTAGATATGCCTTTTAGATTTTATCCTTGTTTTGCAGCAGGACTTGCATATTACATAGCAATTAAAAAAGCTCCAGAGAGAGTGGTAATGTTAAAACAAATGTATGAAGAAGAATTTGAAAGAGCATTAAGTCAAGATGAAGATAGATCTTCTTTCAGAATTGCTCCATATAGAACAGGTCTGTAATTATGGCGTATGCACTTGGTAAATATGCAAAAGCCATTTGCGATAGATGTGGCTTTGAATATAAGTTTTCTGCATTAAAAGAAGAATGGAATGGTTTAAAGACATGTCCTGAATGTTTTGAAACTAAACATCCTCAACTAGAACCATTACCTCATGTAATGGACCCAGAGGCTTTATACAAACCTAGACCAAGCGAAGACTTTGGTATTGGTGAGGGTTTTGTTGTTGTAATCTATAGTAATATTAAAAAAGGTAACTCTATGGATCCAAACATTATTGGGTCTAATTTTACAGTAGACAAAATGACAGGCTCAATTGGAGAGGTTACAATTACATTATGACGTTAACTGAATTAAAAACACTTATACAAAATTATGTTGAAAATGATGAAACAACTTTTGTTTCTACATTAGATGACATGATTAAAAATACTGAAGACAGAATTTTTGAATTGATTCAGTTTGATCTATTTAGAAAAAATGTAACCGGTAATTTAACTACTGGGAACACTTACCTTACAACGCCATCAGATTTTAAACTTAGTTTTTCTTTAGCAATTATTGATGGCAACAATGACTATCATTACCTAGAAAAGAAACACACAAGTTTTATGCGTGAATATTCCAATGATGCAGTAGCTATTTCAGAAAGAGGAAGGCCATTGTATTATGCAGATTTTGATAAAGATCTTTCTACTGCAAGCAATAACGGATCTACTCTAATAGTTTCACCGGTTCCGGATCAAGATTACAACGTTGAAATACATTATTTATATAACCCGGTTAGTTTAACTTCACAAACAACAGGAACTTGGATTTCTCAAAATGCTCGTAACGCACTACTTTATGGATCGTTAATAGAAGCTTATACCTTTATGAAAGGTGAACCTGAAATACAAGTATTGTATGAAACAAGATTTGGTCAAGAAATTCAAAGATTAAAAAATATGGCTGAAGCCAGAGGAAGAAAAGACGAATACAGATACGATTCACTTAGAACTAACGTTACATAGAAGGAGAGAGATATGGAGAGAATTGAAAGCCTAGAAGGCAAAAGCGTTGCTATTGTAGGACTTGGTAAAAGTTGGCACGATTACAATTTAGCTAAATCACACGGAGTACACTTTGATGAAGTGTGGGCTATTAACGGAGTTGGATCTGTTATATATCATGACAGAACATTTATGATGGACCCTCCGGGTAGATTCTTAGATACAGATGACGCTGGTGGCCAAACAGATGGCGTAACACAAATATTATTAAATGGTGAAACTCCTATTTATACATGCATGCTAGATGATAGATGTAAGAATTTAGTTGAGTACCCAATTAACGAAATATTAGAAGAATTTAACTGTTGTTATATAAACAATACAGTAGCTTACGCAATTGCTTTTGCTTTGTGGAATAAAGTATCAACATTAAAAATGTTTGGAATAGACTTTAGTTATAAAGGTAATTTACATTTTGCAGAATCCGGTAGAGCATGTTGTGAGTTTTGGATATCTAAAGCCATGCACCTGGGCGTTAAGGTTGAAGTTGCAAAAACAAGTGCATTACTTGATACAGATGTAATTGCAGAAGAAAAACTATACGGATATCACAGACTTGAAGATCCTTTAGTTATTATGTCAGACGGAAAAGGTTTTATGACTTCTATGAAAAGAAGTGAAGCTATGGCAATGCAAGAAGAAGAAAAAGAAAAAAAACCTGTATTAATTGATAGAAATGACAATCATCTAGAACCAAAAATTGGAGAGCCAAAAAAGTGGTAGATAAACTTACTCCAGACGGTATTCCAGAGTTAGGTTTAGTAGAAATAGCAACAACAAACTTTGGAGGGCATCCTCCTGAGTTCTGGGCAAAACAATTAACTGAAAAAATAGTTGGTTATTCAGAAGACAGTGCACCTCATATAAAAGAACAAGCTAGAGCGTACAAAGATTTAATTTATAAAGTGTGTTTGATTTACTTGAATAATGCTATAAAATCATATAAGGCGTCTTTAATTCAAGAATTAATAAAAGGAGATGCAGAGGATTTAGCAAAAATAATAAAAGGTATTTAAATGGCAATTACATCAACATTAACTACTAGCTTTAAAACACAACTGCTTACGGCTACTCATAATTTTGCCACTAACGGCAATGCTT